TGCTTGCCGATGGACCAGCCGTCACGGGCGAGGTCGCCGCGGAAGTGGGTATCTCACCACAGCATGCATCGGCTCACCTGCGCCACCTGATGCGGCTCGGCCGCGTCTCTCGCGAGCGGTTCCCGACGGGCGATCGCCGGGTCCGCTACCTGTGGTCGCTCACCGGACAAGGCAAATGAATGACCGTCTACCACCATCTGGGCAAGGCGCTGGCGATCATTCGGAGGGAGCCGGACTTCATGAAGTGGGGGCCGCTGATCGATGCCCTGACGCCGGAGGAGCAGGCGGAGTGCCGCCCGTGGCTTCGCATGCAGGCCAGGCTCGCCAAGCGGCGGCGCGAACCGGCTTCGAGGGCGTCCCCACCAGCATCCTCTCCCGCCAGTTCGAAGAAGCCCGCACCACGCTACGCGCCTCGCAGAGCCGCGCCGACCTGATCCGCCGCGAATTGACCCGGCGCAAGAAGAAAAATCGCACATGACTATCCAGGGGAAACCGATGCGACGCTCCACGACACTCGAATCTCGCCTCAACGAATGGGCGAAGGAATATCGCGAAGGCAAGAGGGAGCACCTCGGCGGCAGTAGCGGGTCTTGGCTGGCCTCGCTGATCCGCTGGGAGGGTAGGGCGCCGTCTGGCCTGGGCCACCAGCCCGAGCGCACCGCGGCTGACGAGGTGCATGAAGCCGTGGCAGCCCTCGAGTGCCAGCCTACCGGCTACGCCCCGGCGATGGTGCTGCGCGCGGAGTACCTGAACCCCGATCAGCCGCGCATGGAGAAGATCCGTCGCCTTCGCCGCATCGGCGTGGCGGTGGACACCACGCGTTTCAGCCAGCTGCTGCGCCTGGCGAAGATCCATGTCGCCGGATGGCTCCACATCCCGTTCAACGAGCCGCTGACCGATCACGAGCGGGTCCAGATGCTGGAAGCGATCGTAGAGCTTGATTGATCAACTTTTCTGTGGAAAATGGGCAACGTCACATCACGTCGACCTGAAAAGCCCTGGCCCCCGCCGGGGCTTTTTCGTTCTAAGGCAGCAGCCACGAGCAGCGCCTGAACCTTTTCCCCGGGGCCGCCGGCGCTTCGGCGCGGGCCCAACCTTTGGAGCTCCAGATGGACGCCAAGACATTCGCGCTGGCGACTGGAGTCTCTTCGGACGTTGCCGCCGTATGGGCAGCGCCCGTGAGCGTGGCCATGGCGCAGTTCGGGATTGATACCCCCGCGCGCCAGGCCGCCTTCCTCGCGCAGATCACCCACGAGTGCGCCGGGTTTACCTGGCTGCGTGAGTCGCTGAACTATTCCGTGGCGGGCCTGCGCAAGACGTTCGGTGACCGGATAAGTTCGAGCGATGCCGCTCGGCTGGGCCGTAAAGAGGGCGAGCCGGCCCTTTCGCAGGCACGCCAGATGGCAATCGCCAACCTGGTCTACGGCGGACGCTTCGGCAACAACAAGGCCAATGACGGCTGGACCTATCGCGGGGGCGGGTGCAAGCAGCTCACGTTCCTGTCGAACTGGGCGGCCTTCCGCGATGCCACGGGTATCGACATCGTCACGAAGCCGGATCTGATCACGACGCCACCGGTGGCCGCGCTCACGGCTGGATATTTCTGGCGCGCGAACAACTGCAACCACTACGCGGATGACGGTGACTTCGACGGACTGACGCGCAGGATCAACGGCGGACTGAATGGTCTGGCTGAGCGCAAGGCCCTATGGGTCACGGCAAAGAAAGCTCTGGGGGTGCGATGAGCGAGATTCCCTCGACCCCGCCGTCGCTCAACTGGATTCAGCTTATCGCCGTGGCCGCCTTCGCGGCCGTCGGCGGTGCGATCGGCTCGATCCTGCGTGCCATGGACGCTGCGCAGCCGCTTTCCTTCACCAGGGCCTTTGTCGAGTTCATCGCCGCTGGCTTCGTAGGTGCCCTGAGCGGTTTGCTTTGCACCGCCTGGGGCCTGTCCATCGTGTGGACGACCTTCATCGCCGGCACCTTCGGCATGCTCGGCGCCCGCGCCACCATCCAGGTCATGCAGCGCTTCGTCTGGACGAAGCTCGGCCTCAACCGGAGTGAAGAAGATGGCAAGCCTACTGAGTAGTGGCTGGTCCGTCGTGACCAGCAAGGCACGTCTGATCATCGAATACGTGCTGATCCTCGTGGTCATCGTCATGGGCGTGTACTGCACGGTTTCCTACTTCCGAACGAAGTCGCTCACCGCCTCGACCTTGGACCTCAGCAACAAGCTGGGTTCGGTCAGCACCACCCTCGATCAGCAGGTCAGCGCTAACGCGGATCAGGACAAGGCCATTTCCGACCTGCGGCGGCTGCGCGAGCTGGACAGCAAAGCGCTGGGCGGCTTGAGCGACGAGCTGGCCAAGGCAGACACCAAGGGTGACACGCTGCGGCAGAAAGTCCGCCAGCTGGAGAAAACGAATGCGGATGCGAAAGCCCTACTGGACACTGCCGTGCCTCCTGCTCTTGGCTGCGTGCTCGATGGCACCCCGTGCACCGGCACCGGTGGTGACAAGCCGAACGGTCGTGCAGCAGGCCCGCCCCGCTGACGAGCTGCTGAAGCTCTGCGAGGCGCCCGCGCTGGTGCCTACACGCAACGTCCGGGACATCACGGACAACAGCACGGCCAAGGGCGTCGCCTTCGAGAAGTGCGCCGCCCGGTTCCGCTGCCTGGTGTGGTGGATCACCACCGCCAACCACGAAACCGCGCCGGCGGAATGCCGTAGCGACACACCCGCCACACCCGAAGCGAGAGGCACCCATGGATAACCAGCACCGCCAGATCAAGGGCTACCGCGAACTGGACCAGGCCGAAATCGACCTGATGAACGACATCAAGGCCAAGGGCGCCGAACTGGGCGAGCTGGTCGACAAGCTCCAGGCTCGCGACAGCACCGACAAGCGCTGGGTGGCTATCGGACGCAACGACCTGCAAACCGGCCTGATGGCGCTCACCCGCGCCGTCGCCAAGCCAACCTCGTTCTGACATAGCCATGGCTTTGGACAGTATCGAGATTCGGCACAGGCTCGAAGATCACGGGGCGGACCGTTTGGGCGTTGTGCCCGTCGATGCTGACGGCCAGCCCGCCGGCCCGGTGAAGTGGCGCTTCCAGCTGGGCGTGCTGCTCGAAGACGGCGAAGGCTTCCCCTGAGCCCACCCATTCCGAAACCCCGCCGGCAGTGCCGGAAGGATCACCCGTGAACCTGACCCATCATCGACAGAACTATCGGTGCGTCGTCGCGCGGCTCAGCGAAAGCGAGATACTCGACATCCTGACCCGGGCCGTCGCCGACGAGGCCGGCATCGACCTCAACGACCCCGCGGTCGAGGTACGCATTCGCGAGATCGCGCGCGCGCTTCCCAGCGAATCGCCCGGCTTCCAGGCGACGATCGACATCAACGTCGATATGAGCGATCCGCCGAGCAGCCCGGCTGCTTCCGAAGCAGGCGCCTCCGCCACCCTCGATTACCTGGCCGGCGCCATCTGCAAGCCCATCCTGTCCGACGAGCTGATCACCGGCTTCAAGATTGGCGGCCAACCGGTTGGCCCCTTCAAGATTGAAAACGGCGAGGTCTACAGCAACTGGAAGGTCGCGAGCGATGGTCATGCCTACATGGGTGCCGCATACCATGCGCTCGGTGGCGACGCTCGAGGATGGCCGGCCGCAGTGGGAGATATCCAAGGACGGCACGGCGCGCTTCGGTAAGACCACGCACCTGCCTGATGGGACCATTCGCCACGAAGGCGAGTACGGGTTCACCATCGGGGCCCTGTGATGTGCAGCCTGCCGCCCTATCTGCAGGCGCTCGTCACCTGTGGCGCGCACGCTGGTGGCGTCGTCGATGCGTCCAAGTTCACGACCGGCCAGGTGTTGCCCGGATGCTCGGACCGCAAGCTGGTGGACGGCACCACGCTGTGGACGATGACGAAAAGTGGAATCCGTTACCACGCCGCCGTCGCCAACGCGACCTATCGGCCCGACCTTGCCGAGGGCGTATGACCCAGCTGCGCGTCTTCCTCATTGTCAGCAGCCTGAGCACCGACCGCGAAGGCGAGGTCATCCACTACCAGATAGGCGGACCGGGTTGGCGCTTCCGCGGCAATCACGTCAAGCGGCTGACCGACGAGCCCTACCGGGTTGAGGTCGGTCATGTGCCCGAATTCTGGAAGCCCGAATTGCAGACGCCTGACGCCCGACTCGCGCTGGTGCTCGAGCCGATCGATTCGTAGTCCATACCGAGGGGAACGATGAAGCGTCCACATCCGCCGATGCCCATGGGCCAGTTCGTCGATGGCGCCGGGTGGGCCGACAGCTTCGTTCCTGCCCCGGAGGTGCACGAGTGGGCGGTGGCCACCTTCATCGACGAGGGTGGCTTCCTTGCCAATGACGACCACGAGCACCTGCGGGACGCTTCCTTCTCGTTCCTCTGGGCAGCGTCCGGCTTCGAGAAGCGCGGGCGCTACGTGCTGGGCCAGTGCGAGGAAGTCATCTTCCGCTCCGGTGCCTGGCAGAAGGGGAGGCAGGAACAGCAGATGGTTCGCTGGTACGGCCACGTACCCGACTTCCTGATCACCCTGGCCGCTGACTACAGCGCCACGTGTTCGGACGCTGAGTTCTGCGCCCTGGTGGAGCACGAGCTGTACCACATCGGTCACGCCCGGGACGAGTTCGGGGCGCCCAAGTTCACGAAAGAGGGTCACCCCAAGCTGAGCCTCCGCGGTCACGACGTGGAAGAGTTCGTAGGGGTGGTCCGTAGGTACGGTGCCAGCGAGGGCGTTACCGCCCTGGTGAAGGCAGCCAACAAGCCGCCCGAAGTGGCGAAGATCAACATTGCGAGGGCCTGCGGCACCTGTCTGCTGAAGTCTGCCTGACCCCACGACAGACCCGTGACGGAGTCCACATATGGCCAAACTGACGAGCGAGGTCCAAGGATTCATCGTTCAGGCGCTCGCCTGCTTCGACACGCCCTCCCAGGTGGCGGCGGCGGTCAAGGAGGAGTTCGGGATCGAGATCAGCCGCCAAAGGTGCGAGGCGCACGACCCGACGAAGCGGGCAGGCCGTGACCTATCCAAGCGGCTTCGGACGCTGTTCGAGGACACGCGGAAGCGATTCCGGGAGGAAACCGCCGATATCCCCATCGCGAACCGCGCTTATCGTCTACGGGCTCTGGGACGCCTTGCCGAGCGTGCGGAGGTCATGCGCAACCTTTCGCTCACCGCGCAGCTGCTGGAGCAGGCCGCGAAGGAAGTCGGCGACGTCTACGTGAACCGCCAGACGAAGATGGACGCCGATCAGCCTGACCTTCCGCCCAACCGGGTCGAAGTGACTGTTGTCGATGCTCGTAAGCGCGATGCCGTCTCTTAACGTCCCACAGGCTGACTTCCTCGCGCTCCCTCACAAGTTCCGCCTCTTCGTCGCCGGCTTCGGGTCCGGTAAGACCTGGGTGGGGTGCGCTGGCCTGTCCAAGCACTTTTGGGAGTTCCCCAGGATCAATACGGGGTACTTCGCGCCGACCTACCCGATGATCCGTGACATCTTCTTCCCGACGATGGACGAGGTCGCGTTCGATTGGGGTCTGCGCACGGTGGCCCGTGAGGCGAACAAGGAGGTACACGTTTACTCCGGCCGGCAGTACCGCGGAACGGTCATCTGCCGGTCGATGGAAAAGCCCGAAACGATTGTGGGTTTCAAGATCGGTCGCGCGCTGGTCGATGAGATGGATGTGCTAACGCTGCTCAAGGCGCAGATGTCTTGGCGCAAGATCATTGCTCGACTGCGACAGGTTGCCCCGGGTCTGCTCAATGGCGTAGACGTCACCACAACGCCAGAGGGTTTCAAGTTTGTGCACCACCAGTGGGTCGAGATGGTCCGGGACCATCCCGAGCTGGCTGCCCTGTACGGCATGGTCCAGGCCAGCACGTACGACAACGAGGCGAACCTGCCGGACG